AGAAATAAAGTGAAGCTCTTTGCGTCCCTGCTGAGCGTGATCTCCACCATACTGACGTGGTGGAAAGAGCGGGCTCTCATCGAGCAGGGACGCAAGGATGCCGCGCTGGACGCCATCAAGGAGGTCGAGGTCCGTGTTGAGAAAGCTGACGCCGCTGTGGCTACTCCCGATCCTGTGCGCAACGAGCGCCTGCGTAAGCGGTTCGACCGCGCCCGTAGTGATCAGTGATTACTGCCGCATAGCCAAGCCAATCGGCTATGACTCCGCTAGGGATAGCGCGGCGACCATAAAAGAGGTAGAAGAGCACAACTCTAAGTGGGTATGTGTCTGCGACAAAGACTGCCCTGCTGGCGTAGTCCCCTGAAAGTGCTATAAGGCGTGCCATGGCCACAACGCTGACCTTTACCACGCTCCAGGAGGACGTGCGGCGCTACTTAGAGCGAGGTTCGACGCTTGCCTCCGACCCCGTTGTTTATGAGCAAATCCCGCGCCTAATCAACCTGGCTGAGCGGCGCATTGCGCGCGAGCTGAAGATCCAAGGCTTTATCAACGTCGTCACCGGCACCCTGCAGACGGGCGTCTCAGTGTACGCCAAGCCGGACCGCTGGCGCGACACGGTCAGCATCAACATCGGCACGGGTGTGCAGAACAACACGCGCAAGATGTTGTTCACGCGCGCCTATGAATATCTGCTGCGCTACTGGCCCGATCGCACTGCCACCAGCCAACCTCTCTTCTACGCTGACTACGACTACACGCACTGGCTGTATGCGCCGACACCGGACGCCGACTACCCGTTTGAGGTGCTGTATTACGAGCTGCCGCCGCTGCTGGACGACGTGGTGCAGACCAACTGGCTGACAGAGTACGCGCCGCAGCTCCTGCTCTACGGGACGCTGCTGGAGGCGACGCCGTTCCTGAAGAACGACGAGCGCATTCCCGTCTGGCAGAACATGTACGATCGCGCAGCCGCCATGCTGAACGGCGAAGATTTGGCCAAGATCCTTGACCGCTCCTCGGTTCGCAAAGAGGCGTAAGCGTTATGACGAACACCTATACACAAATATTTGGTGGCAACACGATCTTCCCGTCGGACGTTTCCTACCTCGCACTGCCGCTGACGGCGGACACCGAACTGGCGTGGCCGCTGGAGAGCAACACGCTATTGCAGCCGGCGGCACGCATTATTGACATCACGCCGACGGGTGCCTTTTCTATCATTCTGCCGCCGGCCGACGAGACGGGCGTGGGGCAGACAATCCTGTTTAACAACCTCGGCCCCAGCACCGTCACCATCAAAAACAACGTGGGCACGACGATCATCTCGATCGCGCAGGGTCTGCAGTTCCAGTGCTACATCTCGGACAACAGCACCGCCGCCGGTGTGTGGAGGGCGTTCCAGTATGGCGCCGCCACGGCACAGGCGCAGGCGGCACTGCTGGCAGGCTTCGGCCTGACGGCGACCGGCGCGACCCTGTCGCAGTCAACGCCCGTCACGCTCTTCAACACCAACTACACGGCGGGTCCGTCTGACCGGGCGTCGATGTTTATCTGGAACGGCGCGTCGGGCGTCATTACGATGCCGACTGCCACCGCCGGCGGCAACAACTGGTTCATGGCCATTCGCAACAGCGGCGCCGGAAATCTCGTCATTACCCCGCAGGGTGCCGACACGATCAACGGCACATCCACACTGACACTGGCACCGGGCGACAGCGCCACGGTGGTAACCGACGGCACCAGCTTCTTCACGCTGGGCCTTGGCCAGAGCGCCGTGTTTGCCTTTGACTTCACGTCGATCAACATTGGTGGCGTGAGCGGCAACTACACGCTCTCGGGCGCCGAGTTGAACCGCATCGCCTATCAGTTCACCGGCGCAATTACGGGCAACGTCGAGATCATCGTGCCCAAGACGACGCAGCAGTATTGGGTCTACAACGACACGACGGGCGGATCGTTCACCCTGCGCGTCAGGACCAACACGCAGTCGCCAGGTGTGCTGGTGGCGCGTGGCTCGCGCGCCATCCTGTACTGCGACGGCAATGAGGTGGTGGACGCCGAGACGGGCGGCATCGCCACGCCGGTTGCCGTCGCCGATGGCGGCACGGGCGCGACGACTGCAGGCGCGGCACTGATTAACCTTGGCGGTACGTCTGTCGGCATCAGCATCTTCACGGCGGCGGCTGCGGTCAATGCGTGGACGGCGCTGGGAGTTGCGCCGAGCGGCACCGTCAACGGTGGCACCTTCTAAAGTGCCGGTCGTCCAGATACGTTCGCAGCCGGGCATCAAACGCGACGGCACGAAGTTCGAGGGCGATAACTACGTCGACGGGCAGTGGTGCCGGTTTCAGCGCGGCCTGCCGCGCAAGATCGGTGGCTATCGTGCGATCAGCAAGTACCTGCGCGAGATCAGCCGCGCGATGAGTGAGTTTACGCAGAACAGCCTGACCTACGTCCACAGCGGCTCGGCCAACCTCGTTGAGCGCTTCTACATCGACAACGGATTCAACACGTCGATCATCACCAACCGCACGCCGTCGACGCTGGCGACTGACCCCGACAACATGTGGCAGTTTGATTCCATCGCCGCGCCGGGCCTTGGCGGCATGCAGCTTGTCGCTCAGGTCGCGCCAAACCTTGAGTGCATCTGCAACAGCCTCGGCGGCCAGCTTTTCTTTGGCGACCTGTTCGCCACTACGCCGCTGCAGCCGATCACCAACTTGCCGTCCGGCTACAGCGCCACCGGGGGCGTGGTGGTGCTGCACCCGTACACCTTTATATTCGGCAACGACGGCTATGTCGCATTCTCGGTGGCTGGCGATCCGACGGACTACACCAGCCTCGGATCTGGCGCGGCAAACATTGCCTCGCAGAAGATCGTCAAGGCCATCGCCCTGCGCGGTGGCCCCGGCAACTCGCCGTCGGGCTTGTTCTGGTCGGCCGATGCGCTAGTGCGCGCGTCTTTCATCGGCGGCGCGCCGGTGTTCCAGTTCGACACGATCAGCACGCAGAGCTCGATCCTCGGCGCGAATACGGTCATTGAGTACGACGGCATCTTCTACTGGGTGGGCACCGATCGTTTCTTGATGTTCAACGGCGTCGTGCGTGAGGTGCCGAACAATCTCAACCTCAATTATTTCTTCGACGGCCTCAACCAGTCGCAACGCCAGAAGGTTTTTGCCATGAAGGTGCCGCGCTTCGGCGAGATTTGGTGGTGCTACCCGCGTGGTGACGCCATCGAGCCGTCGCACGCCGTCATCTACAACGTCCGCGAGAACACCTGGTACGACTGCGAACTGCCCAACGGCGGCCGCAGCGCGGCGGTGTCGCCGACCGTGTTTCCCAAGCCGATCATGACGGGCGTCGTGCCGACTGTCGCGGATGACGAAACGCGCGTCACCGAGGCCGACGATGTCCGCATCACCGAGACGGGCGGCGACGTGCGCGTCACGCAGGACAGCGAGGTCGATCAGTATCGCCTGTGGGTGCACGAGGTGGGCGTGGACGACATTGACGGCCTGAACATCCAGCCCGTGCAGAGCTTCTTCGAGACGGCCGACATGTCGCTGCCTGTCACGTCACAGGAGAACAAGGCGCTGCAGGTGCTGATGATTGAGCCCGACTTCGTGCAGAGCGGCAACCTGACCATGCAGGTGACCGGCCGCGCTAACGCCAAGGCGCCAGAGGTGTTCAGCGAAATCAAGACCATCTACGAGACGCCGCCGACGCCGCAGGATCAGGTCGTCTATTTCAAGACACAGCGCCGCGAGTTGCGTTTCCGCTTCGAGAGCAACGCCATTGGGGGCAACTACCAAATGGGGCTGGTGCTGGCGCATGTGCAGCCTGGCGATGGCACGGTGATTGGATGATCGACCCGCGCGGCATGGGTTTGATTGATTGGGCCGACTCCGTTATATTGTCGGTTGGTGATGCGTGGTCGTTTGGTCGCTTAGACGACGAGAACGAATGGCAGGGCTGGGCTACGGGCTTTTTGCGCGCGACACCGTTCTCGCAGCGCGTCGTGCCTGACCCGTATCAATTTGATGATTGGCGCGAGTGGGCAATGCGGGTCTATCCAATGCTTGAAGGACAAGGCTGATGGCGAAGGGAAGTTTTTGAGATGAGCAGCCCGCTTGCGCCTCCCCCCAACGAAACCCCTGAGCAGCGGAATGCGCGGCTAGGCGCAGCGTATGCGGTTCAGGCGCGCATTGATGCTCAAAAGCGAGCAGAATTGGACGCTCAAGAACGCGCACGCACCGCCAGCCTTCCGGGGCCACTGCCGGCCCCATTGCCGATGCCGGTGCCAGCCGCGCCGACGGGCGGTCTCCCCGCTGTAGCGCAGCCGATGGGTGGTCTTACCGCAGCAACGACGGCAGCACAGCCCACGTTTGGCCGGTGAAATGATGAAGAGCCAAGCCGGATTGTTTGCCGTACA